GTCAGCGTATGCAGACTCCATGCTGTCTGCGGGGCCGTCGTGGTCCAGAGATACAAGCGCAGTCATGGCGCGCGCGGTTGATATGAGCCGGGTCAGTGTCTCGCGGTCGATCTTGATGGTTTCGTCTTCATCGGTGATCCAGGCGACGTGATCGAAACCTTGGCGCTCTGTGCCCTCGTCTACGACTTCCAGAACTTCAGCGAGCAATTCGCGCCGACCCTGGCCGACTGTGCGCTGGATTAATTTAGTGAGTTGGTCAGCAGATGCGTTGCCGCTGCTGTCAATGAGCCCACCATCTTCGGTATTGATTGCCCAAGTGATAATTGTCTTTCCCATGTCGTTGTCCTGTTGTTTTGGCTTGCTTGCCTTGCCCAGTTTAACTATCGCGCTGCGCTATACCTGGCAAGCTTATTGGGTGAGAAAGTTACATCTTGTGTTCCATACGTTGTACGTGATAGCCCAGGCCGTTATACCCTGAAGCGATACCGGGAGGATCACATGGCGGAATCATTGGGGCAATTGCTGGTCACGTTGAGACACGCACGGGGGTTGACTCAGGTGGAGTTGTGCGCTCGGGTGTCTCACGTGGTTGGTCTGGTACAGCCACAGATAAGCGAATTGGAGCATGACAATATGGTTCCGAACGCGGGCCAGTTAGAGCACATCATGCGGGCGCTGGAGGCTACAGACCAGGACCGGCGCCGATGTCGTGACCTGGCGGCGGCTGATGTGGTGCGGCGATGATGTGGCGTGAGGTTTTACGGGTCACCATTCCAGGGCCACCAGTACCCAAGGGCCGCCCGCGTTTCTATATGCGCGGGGGCAAGCCACGGGTACACACTGACAGCAAGACCCGAGCCTACGAGAAGCTAGTGGCGTTGTGCGCTTCATCGTCCACACAGTTGCGCGGGTCGAGTCGTCCGCTGTGCGGCAATGGTCCGGTAAGGGTCAACATCGTGGCGATCTTCCCACGTCCGCAGACGTTACAAGCCCGGCGCCATCCCGACGGACTCATACCGCACCACAAGCGCCCAGACATAGACAACGTGGTCAAGGCGGTGCTCGATGGCGTGGGGCTCGTCAAGGGGCTGATATGGAACGATGACGGCCAGGTGTCATGCTTGCGGGCGGATGCCTTCTATGCGGAGAGAGACCAGGGCCCACGGTTGGAACTTGCGCTCTTCGTGCCGACTGAGTAGGAAACAATCACCCGACGGTTGCCGCCGTCACAACAACAGGACAAACGAAATGAAACAGTGGTTACCCGTACCGGTTGAGATCATTGAAAGCATCGACAACGATCGGCGGCTGATAGACACGCCAGCATCTACCCTTGATGGCTTTGCTTATGCCTGGCTCAAGTCTCACCGGGGCGCGCCGCTGAGTCAGCGTCAATTGGCCCGGTGGGCTGTATGGTCGAAGCGCAAAGCCGGCGCGGTTCTGGACGCTGTACAGGCTGCCCAAAACCAATGGGCGGACCAGAAACGGACCAGAAGTGCACCGCCAGTGGGCACAGAAAACGGACCAGCAGAACTCAACAACGGCGCGGGGTTACACGACAGCGCGGACCACGAACGGACCACAAACGGACCAGTTTTGGACCAGAAGTGCACCGATCGCGCGCGTGTTCCTTATACAAGTACATCACAAGCACAAGCACAAGAGGAACTAATTGTTGTCGAGATAAACCCCGACAACCACACAATCCAAGACGGCACCATGGGGAATTGTCAGCCTGTCCTGTCTGACAGTTCATCCGATGGCCAGACCCCACCTGCCGGCAAGCAGGGTCCATCACCGCGAAAGGGGGTCACCCGTGGTAAGAACATCGGGACCGGTGAGACCCGTCAGCTATGGGAAGAGCTCAACGACAAGCGCAAGCAATGGAAGCAGGGAGCGCGAGCGTTGAAGTTGACGCCACAGATCGCCAGCGCACTGGTCGAGGCTCTGCGGTATGCGACGGCGGCGGAAGTGCTGCACGCGTATGACTGGTTCACCACAAGCAAGGAAGCCCGGTGGTGGCAGGACCACGGATGTGACTTGTCTACCTTCTGCCGTAGAAAGCACCTGGGAGAGTTCATCAACAAGGCCGGAGAGTGGTCGCTTGAGATAGAACGGAAGCAAGAAGAGATAGAAGATTTACCATTTTAAGGGGGGAGCATGGCAACGAAGGAAAAGATTGAACGGGTACTGTCGGCGATGAGCCGCAACTACAGCAAGCCGGAGGATTGGGCCGCTGGTAGTTTCGGCATCTGGTGGCAGACACTCAAGAACGAACGCGACGAAGATATACACAGAGCCACAGAGACCGTCATCCGTGAAAAGCGCAAGGTACCCACCGTGGCGACGTTTCGCGAGATATTGCGGGCAGACCCACTAACGACGCAACAGGATGCACCACAGGGGTGCTCAGCGTGCGGGAACAGCGGCTGGCGCGAGGTTGCGTGGCATCGAATACAAGATGGGCGTTTGATGGTGACAACGTACGCGGCCGGGTGTGACTGTGCGCGGGGTCATCTACTGTGCAACGGTGCGGCTCAACATTGGCAGGATGTGGTTCACCGGTACGAGAAGGACCCGACGACCCAAGCTGTCTACCATACAAGCGCACAGAATCCAGCGTTGACGATGGCGCAACGGCTACACCCGGACATTCTCGACAGACTGAAAGAGGGACAGCGGAAACAGGGCAGCGGCGGCTTTCAACCGGTGCTAACAGACTGAGTTTGTCCACGCTGGCAGAGCCTAACGTTCTGTGGTGTGAGCATCCAGCTTGCCCAAAGGACGATATGAACAACAACAGAAAACAACGAAGCAATTATAGAACAGGCGATCGGGTGATGGTCCGCAGGTGGAACGATAGACACGGGCCGGCCGTGGGTGTGGTGGTACGTACCAGCGCAAGGATCGTTGCCCTGCGAAACATCGACCGAACACCGCAACATATAGAGGCGCCGGGGGTCGATGTGCTGATCAATGGATCGGTCTGCATATCGGCACACGATGACCAGATCAGCCGGTGCTGACTTGACGGGCGGTGTGGAACTTAGTAAAGTTCCATGATGACCAAAACAGGCCGAAAGAACACCGATGAGATGGTACGGCAGCGGCGCGATGTGGTCGAGGCGTTGCTCGTTAAGGGTGATTGGACGCTCAGAAGACAGTCGCAGGTTGCCGACCAATTCGATGTGAGTACGCGCCAAGTCCGAAAGGATGCGGCGCTCATTCGGCAGCAATGGGCAGAACAGGACCAAGAGCAGACCACGGAAGAGATCCGCAGCGATTGGCGTCAGCGGGTACAGGCCACAATCAATCAGGCGATGGAGCTTGGCCACACCACCACGGTAGCCCGGTTGCTTGCTACTGAGGCGCGCGTACTGGGCCTGGAGGCTCCACAGCAGGTACAGATACAGGCACAGGTTCACACGGTAGCAGACGCGCCACGGCTGGCCGCTGAACTACTGAAGGCGCTGCCGGCGGCGTGCGATGTGCTCGGAGTCATCGCGCCATCGCTGCCAATGATTCAACAAAAGGAAGGTGAATGATGGAAGAGAAAATCAAACAGGAATGGCAGGACGTTATCGACTACGTGGCGAAGGTCGGCGGGGCTACGTTCGCTGAGTTGGAGAACCGGTTTGGATGGTTAGGCGGTGGTGATCTGACCTTCGAATTGTCAGGTCCAAACCTGCTGCTATGGACGGGCCTCAGTGCGGAGGGTGCAGCCTTCTACACGGATCGCGGAGTCATGGACCGACTGGAGCCGTCCTCATGTAGTTGGTTGCTGTATGCGGATGACGGCAAGTGCTTGGTGATGCCGATCGCCAAGAGGCCACCGAAGGGCGGCTACAAGGTCCAACGGTGGGCGCCCACGATGCTCAGTGTGAGGGTAGAGCAGGCGGTGACCCATGCCGAGTAACCAGAAGCAAGAAGCGGCGGCGGTGTGGATGCCGATCGGTGATCTGACCCCATGGGCTGATAATCCACGCGACAACGCGGCAGCAGTGCCCGAGGTGGCCAAGAGTATCACGCGGTTTGGCTTTGCATCGCCGATCATTGCCCGTCCTATCGAGGGCGGTGGGTTCGAGATCATTGCAGGCCACACACGGCACCAGGCGGCTCTGTCGTTGGGCCTTGACCGGGTGCCGGTGCGGGTGATGGACTTGGACCCAACCGATGCGAAGCTGCTCGCGTTGGCCGATAACAAGGTGGGTGAGATAGCCACGTGGACGGATGGGCTCGGCGAGCTGCTGCGTGAGTTGGAGGCCGATGGCATCGACCTGGACGGGCTGGGCTTTGGTGACGACGAGCTTCAACAGTACATCAACCCACCGGACTACGAGCCGACCGATGGGGCTGAGCTTGACCTGGAGGACTTTGAGACGTTCGACCATCAGTGCCCACGTTGTTCGTTTGAGTGGTCCGATCAGTGACTATCCCCGAGCCTGTGACCGGCCTGTGGACGCTGGCTGACGCTTACATGCCCAAGGATGCGGGTTCGGTCTTCTCGTGCTTTGCGTGCGCTGGTGGGTCAACCATGGGCTACAAGCTCGCGGGGTTCGATGTGGTGGGGTGCAACGAAATAGACCCCAAAGTCGCGGCTGTATACATAAAAAACCACAAGCCAAAGCATAAATACATCTGTTCAATCAGGGATATGCTGGACAAGGACCTACCCGACGAGCTTTACAAGCTGGACATTCTTGACGGCTCGCCGCCTTGCACCTCGTTTTCGATGTGTGGAGTAAGGGATCAGGATTGGGGAAAGAAAAAGAAGTTCAGCGAAGGCCAAGCCCTTCAGCGGTTAGACGATCTGTTTTTTGAATTCATCGCCCTGGCTGCCAAGCTACAGCCCAAGATTGTGATCGCTGAGAATGTGATGGGCATGGTCAACGGCAAGGCCCGTGGATACATCAAGGAGATCGTCCAGACTTACAAGGAAGCAGGCTACACCACCCAGCTATTCAGATTGAACGCGGCGCAGATGGGCGTCCCACAGTCAAGGCAGCGGGTGTTTTTTGTGTCGCGCAGGAATGACCTGAAACTGCCGCCTATCCGGCTAAGGTTCAACGAAAAGCCGATCACGTTTGGGATGGCCGAAAGCTGGGTGTCGGATTCAAGGAAAAATCGAAAACCAATTAAAAGTGCCAAGGTTTTGCACTATTGGAAAAAGACAATCCCAGGAAACGATCTCGGAAAAGCGTTCAGGAAAGAAAACAACAGAAGCGGGCTGTTCAATACCTATCGAGCATCCAAAAACAAACCTGTCTCAACCCTAACCTCCGGCGATGGGTGTACCCATTATTCAGATCCATCTTATTTAAGTGTGTCAGAATGGCTTGCATGTTCTAGCTTTCCAATGGATATGGCCTGGCCTGCTGGACCAGCCTCAAAGGCTAAGTGGTTCATGGGTATGAGCGTGCCGCCATTCATGGTCCAGCGCATCGCTCTTGAGGTCCGCAAGCAGTGGCTGACCGAATGAGGCTGGTCTGTCGGTACTGTATGACAGAGAGCCCGTACAGCGCGCGCGGGTATGCGGCTGCACAACGCTCGGCGGCTGTCATATCAGACCCACCGGCGCGGGTTGCTACGTGTTGGCGGTGCCCTGGTTGCGACCGGATGAATAGATCGGGTCCAGCGGTACAGGGTGATCTATTCGCCACCGGTGCAAGGTGAACAGCGTAGACGCGGTGCTGTCGGTGGCGCCGGCTATCGAGGCGCTGGCACGGTTGAAAGCAGAACACCCGCTGGCGTTTGCTACGTTGTGGCACAACGACCCACCACGCACATCGCAGCGGGCACCATTGCAGCGGGCCGGTGTAGATGCTGTAGCGGCGTTTGGTGGCAACGGTAGCGGTAAGACCGAACTCGGGGCCATGGTGGCGTGCGCCGTCGCATACGGTCGAAAGCATCCAGCGTGCGAGGCGTTCATCAAGCGCAACCAGCTTGAGCCGTCGCTCTTCCCACCACGGCCGGGGATTGTGCTTGCGTCTTCGCTGAACAGCACGATGTCGATCAACATCCAGCGGGCAGCGGTCGAACGATGGGCGCCGGCTGGTACGGAGTGGCGGAACCGTGACGGGCCGGGGTTCAGTGAAGCGCGATTTCCAGGGGGAGGAAAGATCCGGTTTCTCACTGCTATGGCGGGGAGGGCCGCTATGCAGGGCTTCGCATGTGACTTTTACTGGGCAGACGAAGAGCACCCGCCGGACATCATCACCGAAGCATATCAGCGGCTGACGCGTTCAATGTGGGAAGACCGATCCGGCTGGGCGCTGCACACGATGACCCCGCTGTCTGGCTTCTCGCATATGCACCGTGATTTCATCGGAGCACCACCGGAAGACGGATCGTATCTGGCCTGCTTTCTACACGGTGCCGACAACCCGCACATTGACCAAGAGAAGCGCACGCGGTTGTTGCGGGGCGTCAATGAGGGCGAACGGGCAGCGCGCGACCGTGGAGAGTTCACACAGCTTGAGGGGCGGATCTTCACCGAATGGAGCAGGGCCGCTCACGTTGTCCCGGTGCGAGATGTCGAGGCTGACTATCTGATCGCTGGCGTAGACTTCGGAACGCGGGCGCCGTTTGCGTACCTGCTTTGTGCGGTGACGAAGGATACGGCGATTGAAGTCATCGCGGAGCACTACCAAGAGCAGTGGACTATCTCGCAGCATGCAAGCGCGATACACAAGCTGCTTGCAGGGCGTGAGGTCTTCTGGACGGTGGCAGACCCGGAAGACCGGGGCGCGCGGTTGAGCCTTGCACGCGAGCACGGGATACCCACCGTGGCGGCCAAGAAGGCGCCGGGCTCAGTCCGCAGCGGAATTAACGACATCAGCGAACGGCTCGCCATCAACCCCATCAGCGGACAGCCGGCGCTTGTGGTTCATGAGTGCTGCACCAACTTGATACGCGAGATGGAGGGCTACTGCTGGGCACCATCGCGGGGTGCCGAGGTCAAGGACGCACCTGCAAGCGCACAGTCAGATCACGCCATAGATGCGCTGCGGTACGTGTGTTCGAAGCTTGCGCGGTCGTCGTTTGCGATCGGGTGATTCTAAAAACTAAAGAATCTAAAATTGCTAAAGAAACTAAACTACGCTAACCTCGGAACGTGGCTAAGACTGAACTGGCAATTCGTGACGGCTGGTTCCCGCGTATATTGCGGGCGCTCCGCCTTGTGGAAGTAAAGCCGGACGGCAGTACAACGCACATTGCAGGGTCTGACTTCATCGGTGACGACCCCGGATCGCGTACCTATTCGGCGCTCAACTCCATGGCCGCTATGGCCCGGTTCCCATGGGTGCGGGCATGTGTGGAGGCTGTCAGCAGCGACACCACAAAAGTACCCCACCGCATCATAAAGGGCCGAGGCAAGGACGCGGAGACCATCGACGATCACCCGTTTCTGGATCTGCTCGAACGGCCCAACAGCCGGACACCGGGCATCCTGTTCGCGCGTCAGCTTGTGGTGGATATGCTGCTGACTGGTGACGGTTTCGCGCTGGTTGCCGGAGAGGGTGAACCGCGAGCGCTTATCCGTCTGCATCCCGAGCGGGTCAAGATCGTGCCGAATGATGACGGCCAAGTGAAAGAATACGAGTACAGCGGCGGATCGTCGTCTGTGCGGTACAGCTTCGAACAGGTGCTACACTTCCGATCTACATCCTGGCAGTCAAACCCGGCAATGCTGTACGGTAGCGGGGCGATAGAAGCGCTCCACAACGATCTAACGACTGACCTGGCGGCTTCCGAGTTGGCGGCCACCAGCGCAAAAACTGGGATGCCCACGGGGATTATCTCACCAGCAGAACCATCTGACATCTGGACGCGGCCACAAATTCAACAACTGCGCGAAGGGTTCGAAAAACAACTCAAGGCGAAGTCAGGCACCGTCATCCTGGGTGCCGGTGTGGAATACAAGCAGTTGAGCATAAATTTGCGGGATCTCGAATACCAAGAAACGCGCAAGCTGGCCCAAAGAGCCGTGATGGCCGCTCTTGGAGTTGTCCCCGTTCGTGTGGGCGTAGAATCGGCGAACTACGCCAGCAGCAGACAGCAAATGCGTCTCTACTGGGAGCAGATCCAGGCCCGGTCTATGCTGATGGATTCGGAGTGGACACGCCTGCTTCGGATGTTCCCCGACAGTGAGGGGCTGCGGGTCGTGTCTGACTTCTCAGAGGTTGAGAGTCTACAGGAGAGCCGCACAGAACGGGTCAACCGCGTTCAATCGTGGTTCATGATGGGCGTGAACCTCCAAGAAGCGGCGGCGCTGGAAGGATTCGAGAACCTGAACGCGGACGAGATCACCGCAGAGCCCGAGCCAGCAGAAGCAGACGCGGAGCAGGTCGCACGCTGGCTGGTATACGACAACGACAACAAGCGGGTACACCCGGACATCGACACCGAAGAGGGACGCGCCATCGTGTGGCGTTCATTCATCGACCGGGTGCACACTCCGCACGAGCGACGGATCGCGCTGTCCATGCGGCGATATCTGCGAGCACAGGCCGCGCGCATTGCCAAACGATTAAAGGACGAACTCGGTACGAAGTCAGTCACCAAGGCAATTGATCCTGTGGTACTTGACCGGGTGCTCGATGAAGCGTTCGAGCGTGGTCAGTTGTTGACGTTGTTTCGGCCGCTGTATCGAAAGGCGATGGCGCAAGCATTCGAAGAGGCGGCGAAGAGCATCAACACCGATCTGCTCTTCGGACGGCGTGAGCTTGAATTGGAAGCTACTGCCGCAGTCCGCAGAATGAGCACAAGCATACTGCACACGACAGGCGGACAGGTCGGGGAGTTGGTCAACGATCTGATCAGTGAGGGCGCAACGCTTCCAGACATGCAGGCGGCTATCACGCAGAAAATAGGCGACAGCACACGCGCCATGATGATCGCCAGAACTGAGACCACGCGGATCGCAAACGGCGCTGCGAACAGGGCATACCAGCGCGCGGAAGAGTCAGGAATTCAGATCGAAAAGATGTGGCTGTCTGCGAGAGATCCAAGCGTCCGCGATTCGCACGCACGGCTTGACGGCCAGACCGTACCGGCGAAGGCGGTTTTCGATTCTGACGGCGCAACGGCGGCCTATCCCGGCGAATTCGGGACCGGTGAATTGGACATTAATTGCCGGTGCTCAACAATTGCAAGGGTAGCAACATGAAGCCAATATTCAAAACAATGATCTGCAAAGCAGAGGCCAGCGAAGACGGCACAATTACAGCCATCGCAAGCACACCCGATCCAGACCGGATGGGAGATGTGGTGGCGGCTTCATGGGTGCTCGATGATTTCAGGCGCTCACCCGTGATTATGCACGCACACGACTACGAGGGGCCAGTGGTCGGGAAGGCCCTTGAGATCGATCTGGTCGGTGACACGCTCATGATGCGCGTCAAGTTCGACGAGCACGAATCGAACCCGCTCGGGCAGAGACTGGCGAACCAGTACCGAGAGGGCTTCATGTCCGCGTTTAGTGTGGGCTTTTCGCCTGGCGAAGTGACCCCACGGGCACAACTGCCCAAGGATCACCCCGCATACAGTGAGAAGGGCGCCGGCGCGTATATGGAGCAGAACAGCCTGCTCGAAGTGTCAGCGGTCGCGATACCCGCCAACCCGCACGCTCTCGCAGTACGCGCAAAGCGGTGGGGGCTTGAGCCCGAAGCGGTCAAGATGCCACTCCTACCGGCAAGCATGGCACCGACTGCAAAGCATATTCTCAACGTCGAAGAGACAGACGATACGTACACCATCACATACGCCAAAGCAGAGCACGACACGGCACCTGAAGAGCCCGAGACCGAGCCCGAGACCGAGCCCGAGACCGATGGCTATGGTGGCGGCGACGAGGACGATCGCACGTTGCGCGCGGCGGTACGTGATGAACTGCTTGCGCTGTTCGCAGACAGAGAAGACGAGGAGATCCAGCAAGGGCTGGACCTGTTCGTTGACGATTCAACCCCCGCACCGGAGTCTGAAGACTTCGGGGCACTTTTTACCCAGGGCGAATAGCCCACACCCACAACTGGAGACAACCGTGGAAATTGAAACAAAGGCCGACGCTCTGCGCGTACTGTCAGATATCAAAACAGAGCAGAAGCGACTTGCAGATGCTAACCGTGACCTCAACGACAACGTGATCGAAAAGATGGCGTCAGACTTGAAGGACGTACAGCAGAAGCTGGCAGAAGCAGCAGCGCCCAAGGTCGAGACCGTAAGCGAAAAAGAAGCGACTCTCCGCTACCACGTGAAGGCTGACGGCTCTCTCGATGTGGCTGGCCTGGTCAACGACGACACCGATCGCGGTGAATGGCATGCCGAGTTCAAGCGCCTGGTTGACGATCGCAACTTTACGAAGATGCTCACCCGTGACGGGCGCGGATCTGACGCTCTCGAAGCCAAGCTGCACGAACACGTCAGCAAGGCTCCGCCGATGATTCAGAGAGCATTCAGCGATGCTGCTGGTGTAGGTGCCGACTTCGTGCCGGATCTGCTTTTGCCTGAGTTGCGTAAGAAGTTGTACGTACCGACAGCGCTCGAAGCTGCTTTCCCATCGTTCAACATGCCAGGGAAGGAATGCAAATTCCCATTTTCCACCGGAGCCGTGGCACCATTTCTCAAAAACGCGGCCACCTGGTCTGCTATTACAGCGATGGACGACACCACAAGCCAGATCAGCGCAACCGCGAAAAGTTTTGGCGCCAGGATCACGGCAGATGAGGATACGGTTGCTGACAGCGTTGTGCCGGCGTTGGACTACTTCCGCGACAGCCTCACCGTAGCCCTTCAGGCTGGCGTAGAATCGTGCATATTGAACGGCGATTCAGTCGATGCCCACGCCGATCTGCACACAACCGCTTCACCGCGCTTGTGGTCTGAAGGCGGACGCTGGAACACTGGTTCTGTGGCTTCTACTGCTGCCGATCACCGTCGCGCGTTCATTGGATTGCGTGCCGGTGCCTTCGACGCCTCGACCGGTCGCGATGCTGCTGCCATGACGTACGCTGATATTCTTATTACGCGTTCAAGTCTGGATAACGGCTATCAGGCTGCCAGCGATTTGCTGATGATTGTTAGCCCGATCGTCATGACAAAGTGGCTGCTTCAGTTGACCGAGACTAAGACCCTCGATGTATTCGGGCCAAATGCCGGAATTCTGAACGGTTCGATCGGTAAGCTCGGTGGAATGGATATTATCGTAAGCGGTGCTATGACCGACGATCTATCCGCAGGCGGGGTATACGATGGTTCTGTGACCACTAAGACTGGATACGTGATTGTTCACCGTCCAAGCTGGGTTATGGGCAACTACAAGCCACAAACTATCGACATCGATCGCGAGATCACCAAAGGCCAAATCGAGATCGTTGGAACTCGCCGATGTGCTCTGATCGACATGTCAGCCGGCGCCAAGTCGGTTGCATACGGCTACAACGTCGCCAAGTCATAAAGGAGCAAGCATGCCGATTCTACTGTTTAAAGGGTTCCCACACATGGACTACTACAACGGCCCCGGCGTCAGCGTGAAAGCTGGCGAAAAGGTCGAGGTATCGAAAGAGAGAGCGGGCTACCTGCTTGAGTCGTTCGGGGATGTCTTCGAGGCTGTAGGGTCGGCAGTTGCCGAACCAAAGAAGTCCCGCGCCGTAAAGTCACCGACTAAACGGGGCGGGGCATCTAAGGCCAAGGGGTCAGATCGATGAAGTACACAGCAAACAAACGGGGAGAATTCCCCACGGGCGTACACTGGACAGCAGGAGAGTCGCGCGTTCTGGAACTCCCAGAGGGCGTAGAATGCCCCGCGTGGCTCAAGGCAAGCAAGACCAGCAAGGCCAAGAAAAAAGCGACTGAGGGCTAACCTGTGGCGATTATGACGGCAGCAGAGGCGCGGCTTTATGTGCGCGGAATCACGGGCACCGGGGAAGACAGCACACTGTCGACCCTGATTAGTCGTGCCGATGCAATTTTTGCCTCTTTTCTCGGGCTACCGCCATCGACTGCGGGCGGGGTTGCTACGCTCGAAGATACCACGATCACGCTGTATCTGGACGG